TCCAGTAGAAGCTCCTGAAGCAGGTCGATCAACAAGATAATTAATTAACGATACAGATGCGCGCTGCATATCAATCATAGGAGATATATCACTATCTCCTGAGTTCATAAACATGCTAAAATCTAATGATTTAACTCCTGATCCTAGTTCAGAGGTTTCACTTCCTGGACTAGCAACAATACGAGGCTGATCAAATTTTCCATTCTCATTTAAAATAAGAGCTGCATAATTAGTTTCTTTTTGAAATGCGGTTTCAGTACCGGCAAACGATTTACCAGTAGTGGTTTTAATTCCACCATTAAGCTCAGTACCATTAGGAATAAGTGTTTGCACGTGAGGATATATAACGCTATATGGAATATTTTTACTTGCAGTAATGTTATTTCCACCACCTGTTGTAGATGCATTTGCAGTTGCACCGGCAGTAAAGGTATATCCTGTCCAATCAACCGCAGTAACAGTCCTTGTTCCATTAAGATGCGATTCATCAATATTAGCAAAACCTCCAGAATCTACTCCGGCAATTGTAATATCTTGACCGACCTGTAAACCGTGATTCACATGATCTACTCGAACAGTAGAAGAAGAATTAGTAGAATTAAGACCATTTGGTTTAATTAGCTTAACTGGAACAGCAGCATTATGCATAACCGCTTCACCTTGTAAACTAGTAAATTTCGCTTTGTATAAATTAAAAGTTAAATCTTGATTTTGCGCAGCGGTAAATGTAACGTTATTCTGAGAATAAAATAAGCTACCTAAAATAGGCTGTCTGTCAACTCTTTTTTCTGTAGATCCTAATAAAAACTCATTTGTTTGAGCAACATAGATTTTGTAATCTTTAGAATCAGCTGTTACTACTATTGCATAATCAGATAATCCCATTAAATAAATAGGCTCGTTAAATGTAAATGTTGTAGCAGCTGTTGCTGTAGTAGATGTATTAACACTTGAACCTGCAACTACTACTTGAGATCCTGGAATAATTTCGGTTGCAGACGGAAAACCATTATCCATTGGCCTTAACTGAACTGATACTGGAAAATTAGTATCCTTAGTTTCAAAAAATAAATCTATTCTGGTTACATAAATACCAGCAACCGTATCTACAAAAAACGATTGTGCAATAGGATGTTTATTAATTTTGTAACCTTGTGAGTTAATTGCCATTATATTGTCTCCATGTCAACAGGAAGTAGAGAATAGTCTACAAGATAATAGCCATTTTCACTTAAGCTGACAGCTGATTCGTATTTTGTGCCTAAAAGATCTTGAGCCATAACGCCTAAGTATCGAATTGTTTCACCTATGTAGTTAAACCCATATACTTTCAGATCGTCGTGCATATGACTAAACACTATATTACTTTTTAACCTTGAATCCGAAAATCTACCAGCTTCAATACCATAACCACCATATGGGTTTGAGCCACGGGCGTCATCTGGCCGGCCAGTATAACTTTCGCCCACAATACATGCTCCTCCACTATGTTTGGGGCCCGACGGAGGAGTTCGATCATGATCCGGATCCTGATTATTACCTGAGTGGTGTGGACGTGTAAAACTAGATATGCTACCTTCAACAGTTAGTACGCGAGTAGACATAAATTCTTTTTGTCTTGTATCTAAATATCCAGTTGCTACATAAATTGCACGTGCAATACTTAATGCATCTTCGTTTTTATCTACACTAATATCTAAAATTTTAAATTCACGAGTACCAGTTCTAAAGCGTTCAGCCGTTGTACTTGGAATAAAGAATGATCCTGTAATTGTACCATTAGCATCAGTTTCTAGAGTACTTGCGCCTTCAGGATGTGCAGTAGCTCTATTATATATGTCGCCATAGTCTGTTAGATTATCTGAATGGAATGCAAAATTTTCTGATCTTACCCAATTGGCAACTGAAGTTCCATCAAAGAAAGCAAACACCTTCGAATTAGGTCTTAGACCTTCTGCTTTAAAGAAAATCTTACGAGATCTGATGTATGGTAGAAGAGCGACATTAATCACTCTGTCTCCTATTAGCTTTTGTACAACTTCATCAGATACAACTTTATTTACTGCCGTAGTAGTTGTATTACCAGAAGTTACAACTTTAGCATTTGTAGTAGAACCAGCTTTTAAGTTTTCGCGGGTTAGGCCACCCCAGTTCCATGACCAATTATTCCACAAATACGCTTGTGTAGTGTCAAGTTTAACTCCACCGTCAATAATTTTTCCAGCGGCATATTCAGTGTTTCTCCACTCATCTGAACTAGGTGATAATGTTATAACACCTTCGTGTACAACTACACTAAATGGATTAATTTGTATCGACTTACTTGCAAGGTTTTGATTGATATATGATTCTTCTGTATGTGCAAGATAAACGTTGTCGCCCTTTTTAATAGTATTTGTAGAAGCTGCTGAATCATAAATCAATTTAATATTATCTTCATGAAACGATGGTCTTAAATTTTGACCTAACGGATCAATTGATGCATAGTAGTGTGAATTACTGGTATCAGATAATTGCTGTGTTGAAAAGTTATCGACTACTACGCCAGATTTTGTTCTGTTAACCCCAGCAGAATCTAATACTTCAAAGTTTGTAGTTTGTAATTCTAAAAGACTTAATGATGTAAGTTCTTCAATTTTGTCAACTCTATCTTCTAAACGACCAATATCTGCCATTGTAAATCGTTTTGATTCGAGTCTTGTAATAAAAACATCTGAATCGTTTAGAGTATTAGGTCCTAATATAATGTCATACAAACCTAATGACTGATCTGGCTTTTCCGGAATTCTAGATGTAAATCCAGGTGTACCTTCAATGTATTCAAGTAGTCCATCAGTATTAATTACTAATTTAGCTGCACCTGCTTGGTAATATGTAATGTCAGCTTGTACTAAATCAGTAGGTTGTGGAAGTTCATGAACACGCGCGCCAGTACTAGTAGTAGCATAAGCACCATCTGAGTCTTGAACTGGTCTAAAATCTAACACATTTCTAAGACTTACTGTTTGTCCAGTAGCAAGAGTGTGATTTGGAATATCTGCATAGTTTACTTGACCGCTGTATGAATTAACTGCAAAGAAATCACCAGCAGCACCGTGAGTAAAGTGTTTAAACTTAATATGAACTTGACCACCAGGTGCGGATTGACCACCTATAAGATTAAGTTTACCTAACGCATAAAAATTATCTCTTTGGCCGTTATCTAAAGTAAATCTATTTGCATAACTAATAGAGCTATCAACTCCATCAACAACTTCTGTAATACTAAAAATGTCTGCTTTACCTAGATTTAAGTTATTGCTTCCATCAACCGCGGTTGTAATAGCTCCATCTGTTAATGTTTTAGTTCTAACTACACCTGAACCTTTATTAACATATGCTAATATTTCTAAATTACTAGAGCTGACAGGTAAACCAGAAATAGATGCAGATTGTGTACCAGCGCCAGATATTGTAGGTGATGTTATCATAAGGTCACTGTCGGCATTTGCAAAAATCCAGTCACCAGTGTTGGTAAACGTTTCTCCAGTAGCCGATAACGTAATTGTGGCTTGTCCAGATGAATTTGTAGTTGTAGGAAATCTACGCTGCACCGCTAAAGATATATCAGCCATAGTCTGTGGACGAGAGTTTGGTAAAGCAAATAGTAAACTGTTATTAGATGTTTCTTTTAGTACTGCTTTACTAGATTCTAGAGTGGGATTAAAATAATTTGTTACACTTGTGCCTATACTTTTTACATCTCTAAAGGTTTGACCAGAATTCATTTTAACATCAAATAGATGATACTTGTAATTTGCACCATCTTCAGTTACTCCTCTTAAACGCGCTGTGCCAATAGTAGATCCGCCGTGTGCTACAGCTGTACGCAAATTCATTAACTCAAATAAATTAATATTAGGTAACCCTTTTGCATTTCCTGCTCCGGAAGTAACTCCGGCAACAAAAACATAGTTACCAAATTCTGCAGATACTACATCATTATTAACAACTGTAGTACTCGTAGCTTTTTCTACTCTAATATTTGTAGGTGTATATCGTGCAGCTCTATAGCCTTCAACAACAGCAATACCATCTGAAACTTTAAGATTAAGAAAACCAGTTGCGGAATCAGTTTCGAATTTAATTGTAAATGGATCTACAATATAATCACCAGAATTTTCAAATATTCTTTGTGCAATCAATTGATTAGGAACATTGTAAGAATCAATCGCTTTAACTGCAGATTGAATGCGACCATCTACAATGTTTGCAACATGTACAAAGTTTTCGTCAGAGTCAATTTCATCGCGAGTTGCAATTTGAAGACTGATACGATAACGATCTGCACCCGGAGCAGATACATTTGGTGTTACACCTTGATTATCAAAGAGAGCATTTGTATCTGCAGTTGTAACAACGTCTTCAACAATTTTAAATCCACACTCCACATTAGGAGCATCAGAGTATTTTGAAATAATTTTGTTTTGTGTTTGTACAAATACAAAATGACCATTAGTATAATAGATGCCATCACCAATAGAAAATCTAGCACCTGTACCAACTGCGGGATTTGCTACGGTATTTGTAGTTTGTACGACTAATGTTGTACTACCGTTACTTAATGTCTCACTTGCTTTCATCCTGATCGGTGCAGCAGTTGTGTCAGGAGAAGCAAGTGTAGAAGTATATTGTACGTATAATGTAGCCGGGTCAGAACCAGAAGCAGATACTACTTCTAAAACTTTTGCAACAACGCCTGACGTTGCGCCTGTAAATGATGTTCCAACTAGAGAAGACGGCGTTGCCGGCAAAGCATAAGTAGTTGTATTAAGTTTAATAAATTCATATTTAGTATTTAAATTAAGCCCACCTTCATTTACGACTGCGCCTTCTTGAAATACATTGTCGCCAAATCTTTTAATTTGCTTTTGAAGAATAGTTTGAAGCTGTGTTAATTCGCGGGCCTGAAGCGTGACACCACTATTAAAAAGAATTCTATGATAGTTATCGCTATCTGCATAGTCATCTTTATATGTGTTAGTAAAAGTTGAGCTGGTAATAGTTGTTGCCATGTGAATTTATCCTATAGTGTAATTACAGCTTTAATATCTTCAGTTTGTGTAAGAGTTCTTTCAACAGGTGCTCTATTTTCAATATAAAGAATATCGTTTTTAAATCTTTCAACATCTTCATTTGTAAATGCATCACTATCAACATCAACTCCAGCAGACACTAGTGTTCCTGTTTGACCACCACCAGTAATAGTTTCACCTTCGAGGAAAGAAACAAATTTAGTATCTTCATTTTGGTGTGTGTATAATCTATCACTATCTATATCGTCGATTAACGCTTTTGCACCAGAGGTTGCTCCTGTAATAGTAACATCTCTTGTAAAAGCTTCAGCATCTGCTACAGAAGTTAATTGCATATATCTAACTAATCTTCCACTAGATGCTGTATAATCTGAATCATTATATTTTCTGGGTTGTTTCATAATTGCAATTTGTCTAAAGTCTTGGTTGGCAACAATAAAGTCACCGTTTTCAGTACCGGCCGGTTTAACATTAAACATAAGCGAAGATGAATTAAGATTAGAAATAGGATTGCTACCCATTCCAGAGTCAGCTATTAATATAACTCGACCTTCAGCGCCAGCTCCACCACCACCTGTAATATCGATACTAGCAAAATCATAACCAAAACCCATTTTCATGCAACTGTCTGTACTTGAGTCTAATTCAAGTGTAACAACTTTACCACCTGAAACTGTAGCAGATCCGGCTGCATTAAAACCATTTCCTTGAATAGCCACTGTAGGAGCTGAAGTATATCCATTGCCTGCGTTTGTAATTACTAAACCTAGTACTTGTCCTTTAGTAGTTGCATCTTGAACCTCAGCTTGTTCACGATCAACAGCTGTTAATCCAGGTGCGTTAGCTGAATCTAAAATTTTCTGAACAGGTAAAAAGTTAGCAGATAAAAATTTAGCACTAACAGCACCAGCTATAGAATACATAAATTTCCAAATATATCCGTCAGCCATTTTAACAGGCTTAGACACGGTAGAAGAAGGTTTTTCTGTAGATGCTACAGCAATTCCTAAAGCGGTTTTACCTTGTCTTAAACAAACAAATACTTGATTATCTTCGGTTAATACGTAATAAGCATTTGATGGAGTTCCGGAAAGATTGTCGTCCCATGCTTGATAGATTGTACCTGATACCCAATTATACCGAGGAATAACAAAAGAAACATCGGTAATACTTTTAATCGATTGGGCTGAAAGCTTAAAATTACGAATAGTTCTTAAACTGTTTGTTGGTGTTGGAACAGTTTCGGCACTATCCCATACCTCTGATCTGCCAATAGCCATATAATATCTATCGCTAGCTGACGTAATTTCAGTAAACATCGTATCCAGTAATTGTGTCTTTAATTTATTTGTAACAATTGCAGCCATTTTTATTTCCTATTACGTAATTGCCAGATGACCATTTGCGGCAGAAGCAGCACCAATCATATACCAAGCTGTACCATCCCAAATACATTGTGTAGATCCATGTTGCGTAACGGTAAATGAAGTACCTTGTGCAAATGAAAACGGAATTACAGTAGCAGTTCCCGTATTTTTATTAGTAAAGATTTTAATTTCGCCTATAACCGAACCATTTGCCAAGGTTGCAGATAATGCAGTATTTCTATTAAATTGAATAAATGTTTTTGTTGCATCAACTGTACCAGAGTTTGTCATAACCGCAGTATCATATGCGATTTTATTAATAAAAACTGCGCCACTTCCCTTTGATGTAACTCCAAAATCAATATTAGTATCGGCACCAACAGCACTCATAAACGGTCTATTACTATAACCTGCGTTTTCAATTGCTAAATTATTAACTGCAGATGTACCAGCAGTTAATGTAAGAAGAGCCGCGCCGTTTGTATCATTTACTTTTGTACTAATTGTTGGTGTATTAATAGTTGGCGTAGTTAATGTTTTATTAGTTAGTGTTTGTGTTTGATCATTAAACGTAATCGTATCATTACCTGCTAGTGTAGGAAGAGTAACTGTACGATTAGCCGCTAGTGAAGAAGCAGTGATAGCATAATTATAACTAGAAGTTGCATCTCTAATTGTAGGATTTGTCATTGCTGGAGTAGTTAAAGTTTTATTAGTTAATGTTTGAGTTGCAGCATCAACTACAATATTTCCAGAAATATCAGGAAGAACTTGAGATCTATCTGCTGTTAATGTTGCAGCAGTAAGAGTAAGTTGATTCGAATCAACAACTGTTCCTTCAAAT